TCGCTATGCTCTCCGATACCAGTTGCATTATTCATATACACCATGATATTAGTTTTTGCACGTTCTAGCTCACCTTCGGCATGCATACGTGCTGCTTTGACTAATTGTTCTTTCAAGTTCATTTCCTTTTTCCTTTGTTGTTATTTGTATTCTGCTACGTTTTCCCAAGGGTAAACAAGCCATACATCTTCTTCTGCTTTGTTAATTTCGTGACAAGTGTATCTTACTTGACTAAAGTCGCTTGCTAAGTTTTCTGTTAGTGTAGCAAAACGTACATTTTGATCCCAAACTGTTCCCCAACTTTTATCCATCGGCAAACAACCTGAAGGCCAGTCTTCCTTGATCCAATTGAAAGTAGCACCAGTATCGTTGATATCATCTACAATAAGGATGTTCTTACGTAATGGACCTGCTGTAGCACGTGGTTCACTTTCGTAACCAAATGCATCTTCTGCCATCCAGCAGTTAGATTCGCTTTCACTGTTATCATCACGCAAACTTACTTTAAGTGCTTCGCAACGTATGCCAGTCATATTACTAATAATAGTAGCAGGTACATTGCCACCGCGTGTAAGACCTACAATGTAATCAGGACGCCAGTTGTCAGTGTACATTTGATTAACGATGCTTACACACATACGTTCAATCTCAGACCAGCTATAGTAATGTTTCTTAATCATCTTTAATCCTCGTGGTTAATTATATCAGGTGTTATTAAGTCTACGGTATTTACAACTGTTTTACCTGCATATATTGCTGTTGATGCAGCTACATCGACAACTGCGATTGCTGAACACCCTGTTGTCATTATACATACAATTGCTAATGCAATGCACTTATTCATCCTTTGCGCCTCTTGCTAAGTATTCAGTATGACTAACCCATTGGTAGCCTTGTTTATATATATCACTTTGTTCTTTATGACTAAAGAACTTCATAAATCCCCAATCCTTTGCCTTCTTACCCATAAAGAACAAACTCCAACATGGTATCTCGTTTCCGTGTTCGTCTTTGTCTAATGTTAAATAATGCAAGTCAGTAGCTGGGCGTCTACGAAAATGTCCAGGTCCCCGCCACTCAGCAGTAGCACCTACAACAAATCCTTCTCTAGATACAACTGGAATAAATTCCCAATACCCGCCTTTAATAATAAATGTAGCATATGACCAAGGATGATCATGTAGTGTACATTCATCGCTCTTTAATACTTTATGTAATGTAATGTTAAAAGGAAAACGGTTTCTTTCTTTTAAAAAAACATAATAACGTACTAGGTAAGGCATATTGCTATCACGTTCTGTAATAACTCTGCGCCTTCCTAGTAAGTCCATACATTTAGAAATTAAATTCACTTTGGCCTTCCTGTTTCCCTTTGTAGTCTTGTTCGACTAGCTTGTACACAGTTTTAAAATTTTCGTATGCTTTAGCGAGTGCAGGGTATTGTTCGCACATATTGTTTACGGTATATACATCAGGTAGTGCTTCTGACCATAATTCCGGCTTAATGGTAATATTGTCACTAAGTCCAGTAATAGTTGTATTTACTGAAGGACCAGTAAAGGCATGAGCAGTATTACCATTACCAGTTAACGTATCAAAGGTATAATTAGTTGGTATAGTTACATGACTACTAGTACTTCCTGCAGATGAACTAATAGTATATGTACTTGTACCAGCAACTACTGTATCGGATAAATCTAAGTTTAGCTGGGTATTAATTACTGATTGTGTCATATAATGCTTCTCCACTAAAAAAGTCTTTGTTTAATTTTGTTACTTGCTTGTTTATACCAACTAAAAAGTCACTGTAGTTTTCCATATATTCTATAATACGTGCAACTACTTTATCTCTGTTATGCAAGTACGCATCAAAGTTTTCAGTCCACGCACTTGGGTATAAAAATTCTGGAGTTGCCATTTCACTATAGCTTAGTCTATCTGGCATCATAGGAATAGCATCTACTAATGCACCTTCGTACCAACTAATGCCAAGTGTTTCTTGCAAGTTAGCACTAAACACCATCTTAGCTTCACCTAGCAAATTGTGATATTCGTTCTTTGAAAGTTCTTGATCTTGACAAACAACAAACTCATATTGCGGTAATCGGTCTGCAAGGTCTCTAAAGATATCAACTTGCTTCTCAGGTGCAACACGATGCGGAAACAAGATCAAGTCTCGCTTCTCCATACCTTTATATTGTACTAAGCTATCCTTAAGATACTCCATAGGCCAACCAACACGATGTGTTTTGTCATCATCAATATTTAAGCTTTCAGCAAACAAGTCAATATGGAATTCGCTTGCAAAAAAGTTATCATCGTAACATTCATACATACTTTGTTCAGCATGTCTAACCCACGGTTTGTCACCTATTAGTCTACCTAAAAAGTCTTGTGGATCATAACTACCAGCATGCCATAAGCCGCCAATAGTAATGTTAACATCTAGTAACTCTGCCATATACTTTAATTGTATAACAGTTGGGTTCCAAGCGTCTGTATATAAAAAATAGTCACCATCAGCGATTTGTCCTTTGCAGAACATTTCGCCAATAGTTTCTAATTGCTTACTCTTGTAAACGTTCGTACCGCCGAAGTTAAGAAATGCGCCAGGCGTAGTTGCCTGAGGAGTTTCTCCACCCGATATAACAATAACGTCCTCATCAATAGCACGTTGTAATTGTTTAGGCAAATACTCTTTCCACTGTTTAGTATAACGAGTGTCTACTGCTTCAATGTCTACGATGAAGACTGTCATGTTTATCGGCTCCGGTGATCTGGACGGGGTTTAGGGGTAAACGGTTTTCCTGCATTACGCGCTTTCGCACGTAACCAACCTTGATACTTCTGGTAAGCAATCCAAACTGGTGCTTCCTTCTTGTATAGGTCTGCTTCATTAAAGACTTTGCCTTCAAAGCGGCAGTAGTCACGGAACTGATCAAGGTCGTTAAATACCTTATTTACAGTGTGGTTCGCGATGGTCATATCCAAATTCCTTATGTATGTGATGGATAAAAGTTAGTACAGCCGTTTTCGCCATCTTCAGCGACATCAATCTCTACAAAGCGGCTGGGGTACTTTGCGGAAATTTCTTCATACAAGTCATCTGCAATCATCTCACATGACTTGTGATTTAGTTGTATTACATCTTGTGCATACAACCGTTCGATCCAGCGTTTAAACTGAATGAATTCAATATCGCGATCATCGTGAAACACTTCGATGCGAACTTTAAAATGAAAAATATGGCGATGCGGAACACCTAAGAATGATACATCATCCCAATCGCCAGTTGCTAATTTAGGATCTGTGTCAGCACCTGGATACATATGTACACCTTCCTTACGAAAGGTTACCCAGATACTTTTAGTTGCTTCTTGGTTCATTCTGTCTTCCTTCATTCTGCGTAAGATATAGTCATGATAGCGTTCTTGCATATTACTATTATACTTTCACTTTAGGACTTTGTCAAGCCCATATTTACTCCAATCCGTAAATTTATTACGATCCATTAAGTCGTGTAAGCTATGACACCATACACCTGGATTTGAAGCCTTAAAATCTTTGTCGTCAATCTTAATCATTGTATTGTAAGGCCATTGGTTAACATATGGAACTACAACACGTAGTTGCGGAATAAAGTTATTAGTTTCAGTTAGTCCGCCTTCTAAGAACCATTCTAAATTAATAGTACTTGGAATATCTAAACTGCATAAGATACCTTTATCTAAAAACGTCCGGATCATTAAATCCCAGTCTTCAAACTCTTCCGGTAGTACAGGAGCGTAACTGTGATTAGCACCAAAGAAAATATGTTCGCAATCTTCTCTATTATAAAACTCCATAATTTCAATATAGTCTTGAATGCCAGTAACAAACAATGTCTTCATTCCAAATGCAGGAGTCTTTTCAACTTCTATACCTGTAAAGAAAATTATTGTATCATCTTCGCCGTTAAAGTAATCTCGTTTCATTGTAATCCTTGTTGTATCAGATATGCGTTAATACGGTGCATTTCATCTTTAAGATAAAGCTTCATAGTTTTCATTCTGCGAACTTCTTCACTTACTGTTATGTTGCCAAACCGCGTTTCTATTTCAATGTCGAGTTCTCTGTGCTTACGCTCAAGTTCGCTATAATGCGCTCGGAGTTTATCTTCAGTGTTTTCAAAGTTGCTCATCCGTTAATTCCTCTAGTTTTAATTCATCTAAAGTATCTTCTTCTGAATTGTCTGGAGTGTCAACTTCAAACAACGCTTCAAAAAACGTAGAGCTATTTACAGTCTTCTTTCCAATAGCGCCACGTGTGCCGGGTATAGCCATCCAAAACTTTGTATAACTATCAATAACATCTAACGATTCTTCTCGGGTTGTCTTAGAAAATATTTCTTCTACAACATCTCTAAATAAGATCCTGTCAAACTTTTCTTGTACAAGCATTTTAGGAATAACGCCAGCGTCATATTGTCTGTTAGCTTCTTGTACAGCGTTAACATGAGTCCATACATTGTGACCCATCTGTATAGCATAACTAAAGCTATCCCAGCTAGTTGAGTCTTTCTTACGGACAATAGGAGCACCAGCTTCATCTAAGACAGGTTGATCATTTTTATCAAGTTCAACTTCACCTGCACTTACTTTAGGAACATTAATTTTATTCCTATCGCCTTTTGCATAAGTGCAAATATCGTTAACTAACAAACCGTCAGTTAGTGGACTATCTTCAAAGTTCTTAAAGATTCCATCTTGTAATGTTGCGTCTTTAAATGTTCGGGTGTCGTTAGCGTACTTTAGTTCGTCAACACTAGGAACCATGCGGTAAGTCCATTTACCTCTGTCTGGTGTTTCTACTGAAGTATACACTTGTCCGTTAGCTGTAGCTAAGAACGGACTTGCGCAATCAAAGGTAATCATAAAGTTTGGGTTATAGTACTTGCGTACAGCCCGCTGAATGTCTGTAAGCAAGCAAGCCCACTCTAGTTTACTTGTGCCTAAGAAGTGCATTACATCGTGTACATCTTGCTGTAACAGGTTATCATAGTGCAACGCAACTAGACGTTTAAGAACCAAATGCACATCGCACATATTTTGTCCACCCATTGACCAACCATTAAAATGATTGTCAGGATACTTAACTGGATCACAATAGTCTTTCATTTGCTCGTACCAGTCATCAGCGTCTGCATGATTCTCACCTTGCAATACGTTAAGGAACTTACAAGCGCCTGTTCTATGCTTCATCCAATAGTCGTTATTAATACGGGTAGCTGCAACTGCTTCTTGATATGTGCTAATGCCAGTAGCTTTAGCACCTGCAGGGCTACGTGCAACCCAGGCTGGAATATCTAAGATCATACCATAGTCCATGTATGCATCCATCCAACGTAACACTCCGTCGCGCTTCTTTTGTGCCTTAGGACAGTTAGGATCTTTCCAATCACCTTCCCAAACACCTTTACCAATTTGAAAACCACCTGAGTCACCTAGCATCCAAGTGTTTTCTCTATCTCTGTTACGGACCATATCTTCTTTAGGACTAAACTTATTAACATCAAGTTCAGCATGTCCTGCAGAGTAAAGCGTCCATTTGTACTGGAACGCTCCTTCTGATTTATTAAGATAGTTAAGACTTTCCATATCATTAGCAAAATTATTAGGTATACGAGAAGCTGGAACATACGGACCTTTTACAGGATCTGGGTATCGTTGCTTGCCTACATATGTTGCATAGAAACCGCTAAGTGCAGGCAGAAAGTGTGCATAGTCTTGTTGTGCTTCTGTTAAATCTTTGTTCATCTAATTTCCTATAATATTTTGTGCTATTACCATCATACTAAGCCAAATCCACAAAGTGTTAAATCCAACTAGTGTAGGTAATAGTTTTTTATTACTTGCCCAAATAAGAGACAAGCTAGTAACTAGTGCTACAAAATATAATTGCCAAATATTATTTCCAAAAATAAGTGCTGGAATAATTATTGCTGCTTTTGCGATCCAACTTGCTGCTTCAATAACATTGTAGTTGGTCCAGTATTCTCTAGTGAACCAGAGCTTGTAACAGTCTATAATGTTGCGCCAACCAGTAACAGTATAAATGAAACCGGTTAACGCCAACCAACTTAGGACGGCAAAGGTTATTTGCGCCGAAGTCATATTACTTACTCTGTGCTGGCAAGATGTAATCGTATGTTGCCATACCCGAATCAACACTAATCTTCATAGCACCTTGATCACTAATGCTCATTGTAAGATCGCCAGTTAAATTAAGTACTGCTTGTACTTGTGCAACAGGCCAACTCCATGTGTGCTGTAGCTTGCCTTCTACTGCGTTCTGGAATACAAACTCACCTGCGTGTGTACTTGCATCTCCAAAGCTAAACACTAGATCAGTTGCACCACCAGTTACTTTAGTAGTAACATTAAACGTAGGCTCTTCTGAATGTGCAGCACTCATTAACTTCATGCGCCCAATACTAGAAACGCTAGGTTTAAATTCTACTGCCCAAGCAGCACCTTTGAATGTTACAGTCTTCAACTTCTCTTCGATAATTGCTTTGTTCATAAAGCGATAATCATTTTCAAAGTCACCAGCATTGTTTTCAAAGTGAATGTGCGTTGGAATAGTTTCGCCGTTACGTTCTGCCTTGACTACTTCTAGTTTTGCGCCTTTCTGATACTCTGGATTTTTTAAGTGCAATGCTAACTTATCTAAGTTAGGCATACCAAAAGTGCCTTCAAACTCAGCAACAGTTGAATGAGTCTTTGCTGTTAAAATAACACTACGATCTTCTGCCATTGCATCAATCTGTGTTTCTGCTGTGTCGTTGCTCACTTTAACTAATGCTAAAAAGCCTAGCGAATGCGTGTGTGCAACTACGTCTTGTAAAATATCTTTCATACGGTCTTTTCTCCTGTTATAATGTTTATTATAGCACCTAAATTGGTGTCTGTCAAGTCTTTTTCTATACTATATTTAGGTTTCCAACCAAGTGCTTTCATTTTTTCTATGTTAGCACAAGTCCACTCTCGCTCTGTTGGGGTATTTAGACGAACTGGCAAGTCCGTTACTAAATCTCGGATCCTTATAGGAACCCCAGTTCCGATATCAAGTAACCCATTAACGTGTGTATTAGCTATTAATAATTGAATAGCATCTACTACGTCATGTAAGTGTACAAAATCTCTATGGTGTGTAGTAACATACTCTAGCGTACCATTAAATAATTTATCAAAGAACATATTCTCACGCGGTTGATGTGACCATACAGTATGGAACCGCATACCTAGTGTATTAGGGTAGCGATCAGCAAGTTGTTCTAAACAGAACTTAGATGCCGCATACGGATTCAAATCAGGCTCGTAAGCACTACTACTACTTGCGTATAATATACGAATATTTTGATAGCGTTCAAATAATCGTCTACTTGCTATTATATTATTTGTCCAATATGCTGCTGGATCATTTATACTCTCGCGAACACCGCTCTTTCCAGCCAAATGTATCACTAAGTCGATGTCTACTGGCCATTCGCAGTCGAGTAAATTGTCGCCTTTAAGTAAGTCTATGCCATGTACATTATTGTTTACAGCAAGTGTCTTATACAATGCTGTACCAATAAAGCCCTTATGACCTGTTAATAGTATATTCATTTAAATGTCCTAAATTACGCCATGTTTCTTGCCACCCATCTACAGGATAGCATCCTAGTGGCGACATCTTCCTAACTTCGTGTGCAAGTGTGTAATCATTTCCAGATTCGTCCATCCGATCACCAAAGAAGTATAAGGTATCAGTTTCAGCAAAGTCGTCTATAATCTGTGCTTTATCTTTACCAGTTGGGTAAATGTCAATGCCAGTGTCACCGCCTGCGGTTGCAGTAACTCCTGGAAACAATTTATTAAAGCTATGTACTATTTTATTTCGCTCATTTTCATAACCATCATATACTACATATTTTGCACGTTCTTCTAGATTAGCACCACGTCCGACAATACTAAAGTTACACATGCCGGTGCGGTGTTCGAAGTGTTGTCCTGTGCGTATAGTAAATGCACTTTCAGTAAGTTTTACAGTTAACCATTCATGCGCTGCTTCGGGTAAAACCCAATCACTACTTTTAATAACTACGCCTTTAATCCATACTTCGTTACCGCTGCATTGATAAACGCGAGAACATACATTATAAACAGTTTCGCCTACTTGCTCTAAGGTCTTCATACGATCGCTTCCTGTTACAAGATACACTGCATTCTCTTGACAGAACTCTATAAACCAGCGTTTAAATACTTGATCCATTTTCCCGCGGCTTGGCGTTAGTGTGCCGTCTACATCAAATATAAATCTATTCATTGTGATAACTCATAAGGCAAATTGCTTCTTCGTGATCTTTAATGTATTCGTCGAATAGCACAGTGTGACAGTCTTCTAAGAGAGCAAACCGATCAACCGATCTATACTCTAATTCACCCTGTGTTGTTATACTAAGTATTATTAGGAACCACATTATTTTTCACTCTCTGCTACTCGTTTGCGCAAATCACTTGAACTAAACCTGTGGTCACGCTTGTTAAAATGTAAGTCTATATCGCGTCGTCTACAAATATCTTTTCCTGTAAAGTCTTTGTCACGATACTCCTCCCCTAATATTCTAACATGAATATTGTACATTGTCAAGACATCTTCTAGGTCTTGTTCTGTACCATAAGGGATGATCTCATCCACATAACTTACTGCTTTAAGTTGTGTATAACGCTCCACAACAGTTTGTATAGGAGCGTTCTTCTCCGGCCGATCATTACTAGGATCTACTTGCAATCCACAGATTAAATAATCGCATTGTTCTTTTGCTTCACGCAACATTTGTACATGTCCTGCATGTAATAAGTCAAATGTACTACAAGTAAATCCTACTATCATGATTCAACTCCCCATTTATAAGTTCCAGGCAATTTAACCTCGCGCCAGCTATTTCCAGAAGTTACTGAAATTGGTTCCAGCTCTATGTGATTAGAACCAGCGTTAACTGGCACAGCATTGTTTGCCCAATCACTACTGTGACCTGGCATATTTTTTACTATTTCTATATATTCTTTATGACCAACATAGTTGTCTACTGAATTCCATTCTAATGACAATTCGTGTCTAACTTGGTCTGCAAAATGTTTAAGCTCTTCTGGGTAAGTTTCATATTCTTCTTTAATCTTTCCTATATCGAACATTCCTAGTCCGTGCAGTACCATTAAAAAATGTAATTCATTAAACAATACATATGAAGAGTCACTATCGAAATCTATTGCTGTGGGGAGTTTTTCTTTCCACATATTTAATTTCGTTTGTAAACTATTAGGCACCGGAAGAGTTTTACAGTTCTTCCAAAACTCTGTATCATTTCTTGGGCATATAAAATGAAGAACAATAAAATCTCTTATGTTTTCTACAACTGATCTAAACCCAGTATTATATCTATCAATAATAGTTTCGTTATAGTTAACTAAGCTATGCATGAGCATAAAGGTTTGTTGTATAGTAGCACCAATACTAGATGCCTCTAACGGTTCAATAAAACTTGAACTAAGACCTGTAGCACAACAATTTTTAATCCAAGATCTATCTAATGCACCAGGATTGAATTTTAAATGCTGACCTACTTTTATTTTATGACCTACTACTTCTTCTATCTCTTCTTGTGCTTGTTCAGGTGTTAAATAATTGCTATCATAAACATAACCATTCCCACCTCTACCCTGTGTGTGAATTCTAAACATCCACCCGTATTTCATTGCTTTAGATACTGACCACATATTATACTCATCAGCCTCGCCTGTCTGAAAAACAATTGCACTATCAGTAGTTAAGTATTCTTTGTGTGAAACCCATTTAGCACCAAGTTCTGAAATTAGTATTCTTCTAAATCCTGAACAGTCAACGTAAAAATCATAATCGTAACGTTCGTCTGCACTTGATATATAATCAATGCCATCTTCGTTAACAACTACATCGGTGATTACATCGTCGATGATTGTTATACCCCGTTCTAATGCTTTCTTAGTTAAGTATGTGTTTAGTCTAAAAGTATCAAAGTGATATTGTTGTGTAGGAACAACGTCTTGCTTTAAATAATATTCATTAACTTTATTAGCCCAAAAAGACTTATTTGAAAGTTCTGTAGAAGGAACATCATCTTTAATTATATTTCCAAACACATACGGGTATTGTCCTGTACCAATAAGTCTTTCTGGAGTATACTGACGATTGTATCCATCTTGAATACTGTGCATGTAGTCAGGAACTCCCCAGTCTTGAAACAAGACACCAAGTTTCATTACTGCCCCAGTTTCGCGTATCATTTCACGCTCGTCAATGCCTACAAACTGTCTAAAGTCTGACCAATGTTCTGTACTACCCTCGCCTACACCAATAATACCAAGCTTCTTTGAAGCTATCATATCAATTGTATAGTTCGGGAACCTTGCCTTTAACATCATTGCAGATGTTAATCCTGCGGTCCCGCCACCTACTACTACAATTTTCATTTATGATTCCTTTTCCCGTCAAATACACATATAAATTCTAATACAAAATCACTAGTGTTGTGTACTTTATGAAATACATTATCTTGAATTAAAATAGTGTCGCCTTCCTTAACATCGATTATTCTATGATCTAATTCTATTTGACCAAAGCCTCGAACAAAGATATAAACTTCTTCTTGTCCGGCATGTCGATGTCCTGATGTAGTTTTTTTAGCATTTAAACGAGTGCTACTTACTACAAGATTGTTAAGTTCAGTATTGTCTTTAACAACATATCGAACATCTTCTTTAACAACTTCACCGCCTATATCCCAAATAATATCATTCATACATTAACTCCTTTAACTCTCTAAGCTTTTCCATAAGCTCTTCAATAGTATTTAGGTCCTGTTCGTTCTCCGTATCAATTTCTATCTCTAGTTTAATCTTCATTTTACTCTCCGAAGTCAAACAAACTAGTAAATGTGTTATGACGCTTAGTATCCTCTAATGGATAGTTAAGCACACCAATTAAGTTGTCTAACTTATTATCAATAATAGTTTCTGCCATAGCTGAGTCATCAAACGGAAGTTCTTTGAACCATTCTGGCAAACGCATTTGATCCGTTGGATACGCAACACTTGTGTAACCTAGCGGATTAGGCTTTAATTTGCAAACGATAACTTTCATACCATCTACAACTTCTTCGCTATACTTGTCGCTGTTCATTCGACGTAGTGTATTCCAATTAAGACTTGCTCGAACGTGTCCAGGCATGTTAGCTTTGCCTTGTTTTTCTTCTAGTCGACGATAGTGTCCAACTTTGTTTGCACGTTTTGGACTACCTTTCTCCCAACCTGGACGTTCATGGAACTGTTGACGGAACTCTGTAATACGTTCAAGCACATCACTTTGCGGCTTGTCAGTAAGTACCATTAACAATAACTCACTTAGAAACTCTTGCATAAACACAGGCGTATCACTTCTACGTAAGTCTAAGCCCATTGCTTTTACTTTACCAACCTTGCCGTCAATGTCTGTTCTAAAGCCTTCGTTGTCAACTACTAATGCTGCATAACGCTTCTTAGTAATATACAAGCCCGACTGTGCAACAATCTCGCGTCCTGCTGCAATAACAGTTGCACGACTCTTTGGACAATGATGCGACTTTGCCATCATATCAACAAATGTACTATCAACTGCTTCAGCTACTTGATCATATAACGTAATTGCTTTTTCGGTACTCCATTCAATTTTGCCTGATTCAATATCATCTTTAAGCATAGGATATGCACTAAAGTAACAAGAGTCTGTGTCGCCGTATATCATTGCAGCACCTACATGATCGTACTCGCCTGTAATAACTTTGTTTGCTTCTGCACTCATGTGTTTAACAATAGTACGTCCTGTAAGTGTAGTACTTTGTCCAATACGCTTGTCAAAGAATCTACAACCAGGATTAAGAATAGCACCATACAAACTGTTCAAGTTAATCTTCTTAACCAACTGTCGCTTATCCCAGTACTCAGTCTCGACAGCATTGCCTGCGTCTTTTGCTTTCTTAAGATGCGCTTGCAATTCTTTACGTTCACTGTACCAACGCTTTAGGATACCTGGAATAACACCTTCAAACTCTGTAGTAAACAATGTACCATTAGCACTAAGCATCCACGGCATATTGCTATCAAATACAAGCTTATAGATTTCAGCACCACTTAATACATCACTGCGTCCATCTTCCCAATCAATTGTTAATGCAATGTCCTTACGTTGCTCCATAACAGCGTCATACTCTTCTGTAGCGAATCGTCCTTCCCAACTACCAGCGAAGGTTTTCTTCTTTAAGCCCATGTCTTCAGCAACACGAGCGTCACTAATCTCTGGACGTATTTGTCCTACAACAGTTTCGGGTGCCATGTTTAATGCACGAATCACTGAAGGATACAGTGAATTTAAATCCATTGAAGCAATCCATCTATGCAATCCTTTCTTAGGATATGCAACATATGCGCCAGCAGCCTGTGTAGCTTCGTCATCATACTTCTTACGATTGGGTACTTGTAAGCCTCTGTGCCATGCTTCGTTAACGATAGCTTGCTCTGTAACTGCTACAGCACCCATTGTAGTCTGAAGCATAACAGTATTAGCATGTGCTAGTTCGTTGCTTAGATCAATAAAGCGAAGCTTCTTGTCTAGTTTGTCAAGTAGTGCAGTATCCTGAATGTTATATTCAATAAACTTGCGGAAGTCGTTGTTGTAAAGTGCGTCAAGTGTTCCTTCATACGGAACTTTGTTCTCACCTACTTCAATTTCACCAATAGCATCTAGTCGATATGTGTGACGTTCTTCATAAGTGTACTTACGATATAAGTTCAAACTATCCAAGTGTACACGCCCGACTAAGTCAAACGTTTCACTTTCTTTGCCAAACTTTTCGTACATACGCTTCTTAGGAAGTTGTCCCCATAAGCAGAACCTACGTGTGTCATCTTTGCTTAGTACTCTTGCAGTTCTGTTTACAGTATACGGAATATCATATCCTTCACTGTTCCAGCCACTTAGTACGTCACTGTCTTCAATTAGTGTTAAGAAAGTATCGATCATGTCGCCTTCTTTCTCAAACAACATTACATTATCAATACCTTCAAGCTCTTTCCAAGCTTGTTCCATAGTAAGTGTCTTAGGCGGCACAGCAATACACACCATTGTGTCTAACCACTGTAAGTATACCGAGATACTTGTTATAGGCATAAACGGATCACTTGGATCAGCAAAGCCTCGCTCTGGATCAAAGTCAGTCTCAATATCAAAGAACGCAATGTTTAGTTTAGGTGCATCTTGGTTAAGATAGTTTTCACTTAAACACTGAAAGATAGGATTAATATCGCTTTCAAACAGTTCTTTGTCTCTATTAATAGCTACTTCTTTGCGGAAGTCTTTTGTGCTTTTGCACACAATACGACTCAGCGGATCGCCGTACACACTCTTGTACTTGCCACGCTGGTCCTTATAATAAAATGTATATTTTGTTGGATATTCGCGATAAGTTCTCTTACCGTCTTTACGCTCTACAACTCTAATAATGTCGGCGTTTCTATCAAACATTCCGTCTACGTAACTCATCTATTCTCCTGTTGTTGCTTCTGGCCAACTAACCTTTTACCTGCTCTTAAGTGAGCGACTCTTATAGTATACACTAGAAAGCGTATTATAGCAAGTTCTCTTTAATAATTTTTATAATTCTTTTATTATATCTTGCTCTAATGAACGCTTCGTACCCAGCCATTAGTCCTGTAGGAGCATGTGGGTTCTTTGTGTTCATCTTAAAACCTAATATACTTTGCATTATAGGAGCATTAATATTCATAAAAGAACTAGCGTCAAATCTAATAAGTTTAACTTTTTCTTCTGTGTTAAATTTAAGATACATTAATGCATCAGTAGTATTAATATCAATTGTACGTTTATTATCACGTAGTTTAAACGAAGGCTTTACAGGCCTAAACCAACTATTAATATTAAACGTTGCACTTAGGCCTATACAGTTGTCTACAAAATTACTTTGTTCGTAATACGGAGGTAACTGTGTCATTGTTAACGGCTCTTCGCAAAAGAATAAGTACGAAGGTGCCGATAACTGTATGACACCGTCTGGACCAAACTGTCCTATAAAATGCTTAATAAACTCAAAGTCTTGTTGATACTTGCTATTAATGCCTGTAAAGTCTTCACTAAACGTAATGTTCATGTCAACAGGTGAATTAATTTTAAAAGTATTTTTACTTTCGTCTATTACAGCAGGACACTTACTAGCACTAGGTCCAAAGAATTTAACAAAATCCATGCCTTTTGAAACACGTACTGGGTCAGCAAACTTTAACTCACTTATTTGATAAGTGTCCGGTACGTTGCTACCTTCTGAACCTGTTGCCCAGTAAACTGTTTTCATAGTGCATCCATTATAAGCCTACTTAATGCTATTAAATTCATCATAGTAAACCAACCACATAGTAATATAACAAAGCCCGCTCTGCGCAATATAGCACTTGTTAAGCCAAATATACTACCAACTAAGTACAATGGAATAAACCATTCAGTAGCAGGGTCAAGCACTGTTACTGTTAAGACAATGCTTGCACCCACTAATAAAATAAGCTCAATTAGTTCTGCATAAAAAATCACAGGAGACAACCGGTAAGTTTCACCGAAGTAAGATATGATTCTTTTAGTAAATTGGCTTATTGTTTCAATCACTTATCATAACCCAACGTAGATACTAGTGTTTCGAGATCGTCGTACGCATCTTCGTGCTTATCCCAGTCACGGTTCTTAGCAATCTTAATTGCTTTATTAATTAAACTAGCTTTAATATCCAGTTCTTCTGCAACAGCTTTAACAGTTTCTTTTAGACCTTCACTAAGATCCTCAACTTCCTGCATTACTGTTACGCCTTCTTTAACCAAACGTTCTAGTTTAGCTTTCTCTTCTACACCGTAGGTACGGTCACTCATAAGGTTCTCTCCTTTGTTAGTT